AAGCCGATGCCAGCGCACTTCCTGTCAACCAAAAGTCGGATGACCTCGACACAAACTTTGTGCGCTGTTTTTCGACTGAGGCAGGGCAGGAAGTTCTTGCGTATCTCAAGGCTATGACGGTTGATCAACCAGCCTGGTATCCGGGTGAGGACCCGAGCCAGGGCTACGCCAGAGAAGGCCAAAACTCAATTATTAGGGAAATCTTAAAGCGGGTCGAAAGAGGACGTAATGCATGAGTGATGCAGCAGAAAATATTGAACCAACAGGGCAGACCACGTTGCTTAGTGTAGCAACAGAGCCAGAGGCGAACGCTGAACCTGAAGCGATGCCACACATGGACTCAGATGTTGAGCAACCTGTCGAGTCGGACTTTGAATGGGGTGAGCGCCCTGACTTTATGCCTGAGCAGTTTTGGTCAGACGAAGATGGCCCGGACCTTGAAGGGATGGCTAAGTCTTACACTGAGATGCGCACAAAAATGTCACAGGGTAAGCACAAGGCTCCGAAGGATGGCAACTACGATATGTCTTCACTTGAAGGTATACCGGATGACGACCCGTTATTGACTGACTTTAGTAAGTTTGCGGCTGACTCTGGACTAAGCCAGGAGCAGTTCGATCAGATCACGTCAATGTATATGCAGCACGTTGGCGAGATGTATGGAAGCGTTGAGACAGACATACAAGCTGAAATGGCAAAGCTCGGCAAGAATGCAGACAAGGTATTGCAGTCTACGTCGCAGTGGCTTGGCAAGTTGCAGTCGTCTGGTGTTTTAAGCGAAAGCGAAACAGAGGCGTTAGTGAATGCGGCGCAATCAGCTGACATCATCCGCGCTTTAAATAAAATCCGCGATTCTTATGGAGAAAGGGCGATCCCTGCGCTAGACATTCAGGAAGGCGCATCGGTCAGTAAAGCGGATCTGGATGCAATGGTTGCAGACCCTCGGTATGGCAAGGATATGCGTTATACCTCAGACGTCGAACGAAAATTCATGGAATTTTTTGGCGAAGCATAATTAAGGGGGCGCAAGCCCCTTTGTTTTTTCTGCGAATCTGTTATATTCGCAACAACCGACAACTCATATTCTTGAGCCGGCGACCTGATTACACGGCCCATCAGGACAACCGTCACAGGTTTTACCCTTAAAATTTATGAAAGAGGATAGAAACAATGGCAGTTTCAATTTCAAATGCCTTTGTTACGCTGTTCGACTCAGAGGTAAAACAGGCGTACCAGGGACAACGTCTCCTGGCTGGTGTTACCCGCGAGCGTGCTGGCGTCGAAGGTTCTACAGTTAAGTTCCCTAAGATTGGTAAGGGATCGGCAACTATTCGCGTTCCACAGACTGATGTGACTCCACTCAACGTGTCTTATTCACAAGTCACGGCGACGATGGAAGACTACATTGCTGCGGAATACTCAGACATCTTCAACCAGCAAAAGGTCAACTTCAACGAGCGTCAAGAGCTTGTTCAGGTTGTATCTGGCGCGATTGCACGTCGCATGGACCAAGTGGTTCTTGATGCGCTTGCAGCTGCATCTTCTCCAGGAACAGTTAGCAATGACATCGGTGGTACAGATTCCAACCTGAACATCGAAAAATTGCGCGAAGCCAAGAAGATCTTGGACCAGAAGAACGTACCATCTGAAGGGCGTACTATGTTGATCCACGCAAACAGCTTGTCTGCTTTGTTAGGTGAAACAGAGGTTACTTCAGCAGATTTCGCATCTGTGAAGGCGCTGGTCACTGGTGACGTAAATACATTTATGGGCTTCAACTTCATCACATTCGGTGATCGCGACGAAGGTGGTCTGGCAATCGATGGATCGTCTGACCGTACAATCTTTGCATTCCACCGCGATGCGATTGGTATGGGCATTGGTATGGGCCAGCAGTCTCGCGTTGACTACATTCCAGAGAAGACTTCCTTCCTGGTTGCGTCAATGTTCTCAGCTGGTGCGGTAGCGATTGACGATGAAGGTATCGTCAAAATCACTTGCCGTGAATCATAAGGAGGATTAGACATGGCTTATGCAGTAGCAGGACTTCAGCCAATTGGCGGTCAAGCAAAAGCAGGGAATGCGCCTCAGATGTGGTCTTACACTACAGCTGATGCGATTGCCACAGTAAATACGTCTGGTTACTTCAACGACGCAGCTGACCTTTTGAAGGTTGGTGACTTGGTGTACGTGTACGACTCAAACACTCCAACAGCATCGCTTGTTGTTGTGTTGTCAAACACTGGCACAGTTGTTGACGTATCTGACGGTACATCATTGTCAGTGGCTGACGCTGACTAAATGAATCGGCTCCCCTCCGGGGGAGCCTTTTTAAGGAGGCCGCATGGCATCAGGTGATACCAAGCTATCTATTTGTTCGGACGCCTTAATCATGCTTGGCGAGGCTCCACTCACATCATTCGCTGGGTCGGACGCTGGCACTGTCTGTGATCGGCTCTACGACGGCATCAAGATTTCAACACTGGCAATGTACCCCTGGTCATTCACAGTCAGCAAGTTGGCATTGTCACGCGGCACTGCGCCGGTCAACGAGTATCGTTATTCATACACACTACCAACAGATTTGCAGCGCATCTCTGGTGTGCGAGCTGTATTCAATTCCTCTGAGGTTGGCGCGATGCCTATGCAGGGCGGCTGGGAGATCCAGGGCAATCTGCTTCTGAGCAATGAGGCGGCCATTGTCATTGACTACCAATTTGAGCCAGAAGAGTTCCAGCTGCCGACATACTTTGTGCAGCTTCTCAAGTATATGCTTGCCTGGCACATTGCAGAGACAGTGACCGATCAGATCACTAAGGCAGAATACTGGCGCACGATTGCGCTAGGTTCACCGGCAGAGAATATGCGAGGTGGTTATTTCCGCGTTGCAACGAACATTGACGGCAGCGGCAAGCAGAATGAAGCCATGAGCGACTTCTCGCTGATACAGGTACGCGGATGAGCCGCATTGTTACCGTACAAAGTAACTTTACCGCCGGGGAGATCGATCCAAAGATCAACGCTCGGATCGACCTTCAGCAATACTACAATGCGCTAGACACGGCGCAGAACGTCACCATCCAGCCACAGGGCGGTGTTAAGCGCCGTGATGGATCAGCATACATTTCTACACTCCCGTCAGATGTCATCAACTACATTGATATGGCGCAGTTTTATGACGATATTCAGGACTCCGGTGTTGCTGGTGACGAGACATTTCAAGGAAGTAAGCCAGCATTTAAGTCCGACGGAACTAAAATGTATTTATGGACTGTTGCGTCTGGAACTTTAGTAAGTATTGCGCAATTCACTTTAAGTACGGCATGGGATATATCGACAGCAACCTTTGATGGCGTGAGCACAGACTTTCTAACTTACGGGGATTCAGAGTTTGTTTTTTCGCATGATGGACAATATTTAATCATCATTGATGCTGATGAAAGCAGCGGGCGTTCTATCACCTCTTACACCTTGAATACTGCTTGGGACATAACAGCCGGCACATCTGGAAATACAGATCTACTTGGTACAACTTATGAGACTGTCGTTGATCTTGCGTTCAATGACGATGGCACAAAGTTGTTTTTTATTGGTAACACATCAGCGGGTTCAGCTAAGTATTTGTATGAGCTAAGCACATCTGGCACTCCCTATGCATCGACATATAGCATTGATGAGTCCCAGTTCTTAATTAGCGGAAATACATATTTGAATTTTAACTTTGTTCTCGACGGGGCGGGGATTGTTATCAATGAAAAAATTGCTGGGCGCTATGAAATCAGGGAGCTAACGACTGCCTACGATCTGACAACATACCAAAATGCGTCACAGTCTTTGCTTGATCAGATTAACCTTCCTGCATACGATACTCGCCAAAAAGTCGCTCCATTTTACGTAAAGAACAACGCCGCTGAAGTGTACTACTTTGACCATTTCCCATCGACGGCGCACCTTGTTTCTCGGAAAACGAATGAGGCGCCAAAATTTAAAATGGTGCCGTTTGAGTTCTCTGTGGATGACTCTTATATGCTGGTATTCTGTTCTGGCAAAATGTTTGTGTACAAAAATGGTTCAAGAATAAACAACATTTATTTGACTGATGATTACTTGACCATTGCAGCTCTCAAAAACGAGTACGTCGACTCAATCAACTTTACCCAGGCAGCCGACTCACTCATTCTGACGCATGAAGATATGCACCCGCAGTTCATTCAGCGCGGCGCAACTGACGCCGACTGGACTGTTGAGGACTTGGTATTTGATTACATACCAAAGTATGCATTTGCATATGACACTCACAATCCGAAGTTTACGATCACGCCATCTGACGTGACAGGCAACATTACAATTACCGCGTCGTCAGTTACAACAGACACCGGAACAGCCCAAGCCGGATCATCAAATACAATTACTTTGAAGTCAGCATCATCATTTTCATCAGATGACCAGCCTAACGGGATGTTTATTCGCATCACTGGCGGCACAGGTTCTGGGCAAGAGCGTCACGTTGAGGACTATGTGGCATCTACAAAAGTATTGACGGTATATCTAGCTTGGGACACGGCGCCAGATAACACCAGCCAGTATGAGGTCAAAGCATTCAAGTCTGCGGCGGTTGGCGAATACATCAACGCGCTAAATGGGTTTGGTCGCGCTCGCATTACAGAGTATGTCAGCGACACAGAGGTTAAAGCCTACGTCGAAATTCCTTTCTTTGACACTGACGCTATCTTGACAGGTGACTGGGAGTCTGAGCATGGATACGAAGATGTTTGGTCAGACACTCGCGGCTGGCCTCGCTCTTGTGTATTTCACGAAGGACGTTTGTTCTTAGGAGGCGCAAAGTCTCGCCCATCAACACTATGGGGCAGCCGAGTCTCTGACTTTTTTAATTTTGATCCAGGTGAGCAGCTTGATGATTCGGCACTTGAAGCGACTCTTGATACAGGTAAGTTCAACGCGATTGTCGACTTATACTCTGGCCGAAACTTGCAG